TACGCCAGCTTATAGGACGACTTGAGAATGGCGTCGATGTCGTCGATCGTGGTGTTGTCGATGAAGGAAATTTCAGGAATGTTCGCAAAGGCGGGAATATCAGACATAGTCTATCGTCACCGTTCCTCTCAGCTTCCCGGTGAGCGGCTCCTGCGTCCATCCGACGTCCATAACCGCCACGCGGGGCTCATATTTCGCCGTCTTGGCGATCACCTCGGCCGAAAGCAGGGCCTTGGCCGATTCCGTCGGCAGATCGGCGAACGACCAGTCGATCCCGAAGCTGCGATCCAGCGAGAGCTCGCCCGCCCGGGTGCTGTAGAGCAGGTTCAGGCCGTTCAGAACGTCCTCCCGAGTGTCGGCCGAGAGGCTCTGACTGATCTCCTGAACCACGATTGTTCCTGCGCTCATCAGATCGCCTCCTAAACGTATTCCTCAAAAGTGCAGCTCGCTTTCGCTGACCACAGCTCCCCGCCCTGATAGACCGTGTCCCATTCATCGGACATCTCGGTGAGGCGGAAGGGGTGGCTCGCGAGCGGGCGTCCTCCGATGATGAGGTGGTAGGCGCTCCGCCCTTCCGCGACGGACTTGAGCTGCTCGAGGAGCTTCCGCGGCTTCACGCCGAGGCCCGCGAGCAGCTCTATGTCGAGCGTCACGGCGACGAGCGCTTTCCCGGTGTACTCGCTGCGGCTCTTGCCTCCGATCACGTCGTGCGCCGCCCACGTGCTGCCGCTGGTGCGTTTGATGTTGATGGGCACGAGGGAATATTGGTCCGACGTCTTAAAAACGATCGGCCCGAATGTGCCAATAGCCACGGATCCCGCCTCCTTAGTCGAGGGTCTTGCCGCCGATGGTGATGCTCCCGCTGTCCGCGACGATGTTCAGCGTTTTAAGATGCAGGGTAATCGTTCCGTCCTGCAAATTCATGGACAGCGAGCCGAGCAGCTGCAGAAGCTGCCCGGGCTTAATTGCAAGAGTTCCGCTCGCCGGGTCATATGCTGCATAGGCCTGCCCCGGGACGTTGGTGAACTCCTGCCTGAATACTCCTGCTCCGCTCTGGGCCGGCTTGTTGCCGGCGTTGAAAAAGCGCCCGAGCACCACGCCGCCCTCGGAGCCGTTGGAAATGTGCGCCACGGCGACCATGTCGCCGATCGCCGGCATAAGGTACTGGTCGGAAAGCATCGGGAGCTCTTTTGTCACCGTGGCGTCCTGGTCGGAATAGGTGACGCGGACGGTGCCCGCGGCGTAGTTTACGCTGGAAACGCGCCCGATGCGGATTGTGTTTTTGTCTGCTGCCATGGAATCCTCCTATTTTACGTCCGAGGCCGCGATCCAGCCGGTGACGTTGCTGCCGACCGGCGTCTTGCCGCATCGGCTCGGGCTGTTGGTGATACGGTAGCGCCCCGAGACGTTCTGCCCGTCATAGAGGTAATAGGTCCCGCTGACGGTCGCGGCCTTACTGCCGGCCGTGGAGCTCGCATACAGCGGGCAGTTTTTCAGGGATAGCGCCTTGCCCGCGCCCGTGCTGGGCGCCGCTGCAGCGGCTTTTCCGACCGCCGCGGTGACGATCAGATCATAGACGTGGTACGACGTGCCGTTCACCGACACAAAGACGCCCGTGCGGCCGGCCGACAGGGCCTTCGCCTTGTAGTAGTAGGTGCGCTTCCCGTTCTCCACGCGGTCCAGCGCGAGGGAGATCGAGGCGATTTTGGTGTTGTCGACGTGGGCGGCGAAGGCGTCGGTATTGCTCATCGCGGTGATCTTGACCTGGTATGTCTGGCCGACGGCCTTCGTGACCGGCATCGTAGTATCAGAGACGAACATCCCGGCGCCGCTGGGGTTGATCGGCTTCGCATCGCTCGCCCGGAAGGGCGGCATGCAGAGGATGAGCTTATAGTCGCAGGTGTATCCGTCGGATTTTGTGATCGTGTGGGTCGCCTCGTCGACGTAATACTTCCCGTCGAATTTGCCCCAGCCGGTGAGGCTGACGCACTGGCCGGCGACGTATTTCGTGCTGCCCATTCGGGTGATCTGGATGGTCGTCTCTCCGTGGTTGGCATTGTTCAGAGCGGCCGCGAGCTGCAGGCCGGCGTCAGCGAAGCTGTCGACCTTCTGGTTCAGGTTGAGGAGCCTATCGCCGCCTCCGATCTGGCAGCCGATGTCGGTCCCTTTGTCGGAATCGGTGTAGACGAGCTGCCCGCCGGTATAGGTTCCGGCGATGTCGGTGCCGGCCGACCAGCTCTTGCACTCACTTTTGTCGATGGTCCCGACGGCGCCCTTCTGCTTGTAGGCCTCGCGGTCGAACAGCACGATCCGGTCCATGTAGACTTTCATCGAAAGACCGTACTTTTCAGCGAGATCGCTGAGGAACGCGCTGTCTGTCTGTTTATCCTGTTCGAGGGTCGCGATGGTGATCTCTGCGGCGTCGTAAACGAGCCCGACGCCGCTGCGTGTCGCGATCGCCTGCGCCACCTGATGGAGCGTGACGTTCTGCCAGTTCTGGGTGCGCTCGGTGGCGGAGAAGGCCTGATTCACGGGAGAGCTCACGCCCTTGATGCTGAGCACGGTGGGCGGCCCCGCGAAGCTGATGTCGTCCACGAGGAACTTCCCGCAGGCGAGGGTCTTGTCGTCGCCTTCCGCTTCCCAGTCCTCCACGGCGATGGAGCAGGTGAGCGAGCTGCCCTTGTCGGGCATCCACGGGCCGAGCCACTTGTCGTCCTGGGCGTCGACGGAAACGGAGTAGCTGTCGCTCTCGCCGGACGCCGGGTCGTCATAGCTGACCTGCTCGAGATCGCTCTGGATGTCCTCCGTGATGGGCGTATTGTTGTAGATGCACTCCGCCGTAACCTTCCGCGTTCTCATTCGCTCGTCCTCCACGGCGGTAGAAAGCCGTCTTCCTCGGTGTCGAGATCGGGGACCTGAAGGACGGTCCCCGCGTCGAACTGGAAAATCTCGATTTTATCGGGGTTCGCCTCCATCAGCTTTCCGGCATAGTGCTCGTCGCCATAGGCTTTCTTCGCGATTTGATCCCACTGCTCGCCGCTGATGGTTGTGTAGGTTGTTGCCATAAGCGATCCCTCCCGAGGCCTCAGAACTCAACGCGGGCGCGTTCTTTTTTATAGCGCTCGAAATATTCCTTGAACTTGTTAAATCCATCCGCAGTCACGCTTTCCACGTCCTTCCGGTTTGCTGACCCGTAAAAGACGTATTTCGGAGCGAACACGAAGCCCCCGCCGGCCGCGGCGCCCGCCAGCGAAGGGTTCGAGGAGCCGCTGCGCTCCATCGCCGCGCCGAGGTATCCGTTCGCGGGGACCGTGTCCTTGAGCTGCGTCCGCACTCCGACGGTCATATCCGAGGAAAGTCCCCGGACGGCGGCGGCCACCTTGCCTTTGTTGGAGGTGATCCCGGCCGCGAGGCCGTTCGCGAAGTCGGGCATCCACGTCTCGTAGTCCGCAAGGGGGCCTTCATCCGGCCGGCTGAAATGCAGGAATGAGCGGATATTCTGCGCCACGTTCCAGACCGCCGACTTTACGGCGTTCGCGGCCGATTTGATGCCGTTGGCTATCCCATTGATTAAATCCTTGCCCCACTGGATCGGGTTGAGCTTGGTGAAGCCGTCCTTGATGGATTGCCATATCCCGCCGAACCATGCGCCGGCGCCATGCCAGACGTTCTGAACGGCGCTCCATGCGTTCCGGAATCCTCCGGAGATCAGGTCCGGCTTAAACACGCTCTTGATCCCGTTCCAGATATTGCCGAACCAGCCGGAAGCGACGGACCATACTGCTGTAATGGCGCTCCATGCACCTTTGAAGATCCCTGCGTAGAAGGAGACGACGACGGAGAACACTTTCACGATTCCGTCCCAGATTCCAGAAAAGAATCCGGTCACGCCACCCCATGCGGCCTTGATTCCGTTGCACGCGCCGCTGAAGACGTTCTTAAACCAGCCGCCCACGGCACCGAAGACGCCCTTGATGCCGTTCCAGATTCCGCCGAAGAATCCAGCAACTCCGGACCATGCACTCTGCACGCCGGCCTTCGCGCCGTTGAACACATTCCCGAACCATGCGCCGATGCCGGAAAAGGTCTTTTTGATGCTGTTCCAGATCCCGATGAAAAACTTTGAAATTGGGCCCCAGTTTTTGATGATGAGGAAGGCCGCTGCCGCAACGGCCGCTATGATTACCAGAACGAGCGCCGCCTGCGGAGACATCCCGAATAGGCTTTCAAAGATTTTTGCGCCCTTCGCCGCGCCCTTTAGGCCGTCTATGCCTTTTTTCACGTCCTTGAACTTGTCGACGACGCCTTTGATCTTGGCCCCGATGCCTGCGGCTGCTATTGCGCTGCCGATGCCGATAATGGCCGCGATGGCCTCCTGTTTGTGGGAAGAAATAAACTCAACGACGTTTTTTATAGCGCCGAGCACCTGCGGCAGGACCGTTTGCACGATCGGCCCCACCTTTGAGATTACATTGGAAATCACGCTTGAAATTGTACTCATGACCATCGGCCCGTACTTTTCGATGGCCTGCACGATTTTGCCGATTACGTTCCCAACATTCGAGATCGCGTTCGTGATGTCCTGCTGGTGGGCGCTGATAAAGTCGGCGATTTTTTGGCCCGCTCCGACGAAAAGCGGAACGAGCTTATTGACGGCCGGCATGAGCGACAAGCCAATGGTCGCCCCGACGCCCTTCAGCGCGTTCCCGGCCTTCTGCATTTGGCCGGCGAGCGTATCGCCGGCCGCCTTGGCGCTGCCGCCATACTCTTTTTCGAGCTCTTGGAGCATGACCTTTTGCGCCCCTGCAGTATTCCCGGCAGCCTCCATTGATTTGATGGTCTTGATCTGAGCCGCCGTAAACACGACGCCGCTGCGCTGTAGCTTGGTGTATCCGGTTGCCGGATCGTTCAGCGCTTTCCCGAGGGTTTTCGCCGCGGTTGTCGCGTCCGTTCCTGTAGCGGTTGCAAAATCCTCCGTTGCCTTTATGGTCTGCGGGAACACGTTGCTCTTGATATTGGTAAAAGTGAGTAGCATGTTCTCGGCCTGTTTTGTGGTTCCAGCAGAAAACGTGGTCACTTTGGCCTGCGACGCTGCAAGATCGTTCAGCTGCTGCATGGTCATCCCGGCCGCGCCGCCCGTGGATTTCAGCACGGCGGCCATCTGCGCCTGCGTTTTCTCGGCAGCCGTCGCGGAATCCATAATGCCCTTGAAGGTAAAGGCTGCCCCGGCCGTAGCTGCGAAGCCCGCGATCACGCCTCCCATGCCGGAAATTGCGGATTTGAGGCTGGAAAAATGGGACTTGATTTTCGAGAGCGCGCCCGAGGAAGCGGACGAGGCCGCCTTGCCGGCGGATTCCAGCGCTTTCGACAGGCCGGATGCCTCCGACTTTGCAGAATTCATCGCGCCTTTATAGGAATTGTCTATTTTCCCTGCGATCTTTATCGCGAGTTGAACGTCGCTCCCAGCTGCTGCCATACTTCCGCCACCTCTTTGTCGACCTCAAAAAAATCGGACAAAGGCAGGCCCAGATAATAGTCCAGGCCCGTCTTTGTCACGATCGAAAGCCGCACGGCTTCTTTCCGAAGCTCGGCCGGGTTTATTCCCCCATGCCTAAAAAATTGTTGGCCACCAGCGACCGGATCTTGAATCCGTCCACGGCCGGGAGGCCCTTGAAGAACTCGATCGGAACCTCCATGACGATGCTCATGTAGTCGCAGATGAATTCGTAGTCGTTCTCCTGAAGCGCGGAGACCGCGCCGGAGTTGTTGAACATCCGCTGGGTCTTGCAGAGGTCGCTGATGGACCCCTTACCCAGCGGGGACAGGTCGATGCCTTCGTAGGTTTTGCCCTCGAAGGCATACGGCTCTTTGAACTTAACATAATTCGGGTTGTCTTTATTCGCCTCGGCAGCGCCGGGTTCGGTGGCCGGAGCGGCCGCCGTCGGTTTGAGCTCTTTGATTTTTGTATCCATCAGCACAGGCTCCTCGCTTTCTGCAGAACGTCGACGCCGCGGACCTTAAAGACCGAGTTGATCTTGTCAAGCTCGATCATCGGGCTGCCGTCGCATTCGATATAGATGTAGGTGAGCTCGATGGTGACGCTGGAATCCGTGGATTCGCCCTGCTTCACCTTGCCGGCGGTGAGCTTCTTGAACTTCCCGCGGACCACCACCCGCATCCCCTGGAAGTCCGTCCCGCCGTCAACGGTGCTGTACTGCTCCGAAGCGCGGAGCGTCAGGCTCACAGCGGAAAGCGGATCCATCAGGCTGAACAGATCGTCGTTCAGCAGGTTGAACGGGATCTCGAGCTCCTGGCTCTCGAAATACCCGGGCGTCACGCTGCCGAACTCGCCGAGGATCCCGGGGCCGCTCACGGTGTCGGCCTTCGCCGAGAAGTCCGGGAGCTTTATCTCTCCGGAAAGGCCGATGAGCTTGGTCCCGTCGTTGTAGACGTTGAACATGTTGATTTTTTCAGGGATTCCGTTCATGCCGATGCACCTCCGCTAAGCTCGGCCTCGATCGCAGACGGGTTGAACTCGAGCAGGAACTCGATCGCTTCCGCCGGCGTATAAGGCGCGAGGAACATGTGGAATATGATTTTCCCGCCGAGGATCTGCGTGATCGGGTTCTCGGCTTCCGAGAACTGAACGTGGGCCTGCGCGCAGTAGCCGCGGTTGGCGTAGCTGTTGCCGACGATGTTCTCGCTGTCCACGATGTTCTCGATCAGGCGGTAGTTCGTGAGATCGTCGACCTTCTGGAAAAAGGTGAGGATCAGGTTGTTGCCCCACCAGTCGAAGAAGCGGCGCACGCCGATCCAGCGCTCGATGGGGTCCGTGCTTGAGGGGTAGGCCGCGGTATTGTTGCCCCAGCTCCGGAAGCCTCCGAAGTTGACGGCCGTCACGACGCCGTAGCTGTTGACGACGTTGGCCTGTTCCAGCGTGAGCAGCACTTCCGTCCCGTCCTCGAGGACGGTCGCGCTGATCGGGAGCGGCTTATTCGATGGGCTGAGGTTCGGGACGTCGTCGTTCCCCGCGTCAGTCGCGGCGATCAGCGCCGCGAGGAGGGCGGAGTAGTGATAGATTTTGTCGCCGATCTTGGCCATCGGCCACGCCGCGATCTCGTGCTTGCTGCTGAGGCCGGCCGCCTCTTTCACGGCCTTGACGCCGGTGTAGACGATGGCGCCGTTGGCCGATGCGCTGCTGATGTCGGCCACGCTGTTGCAGGTGAACTGAGCGCCGAGCGCAGAACACAGGGCGTTCATGGCCGCGTCGACGTTCGCGCTGGTGGACCACTTCGGTGCCACGATGAGGCCGGGAACGACGCCGAGTTTCGGGAAGATGTCGAGCACCGCCTGCAGGCCGGTATTCTTGCCGGTCGTCGGGTCGGTGGATCCGATGATGTCTGCCTCGGTGACTTTGGTCGGGTCGAGGGCGTCCGCCGTGACCGAGATTTCCTCCGCATCCGCGCCGGCGCCGGTCGTGAGCAGAGTTACGACGAGGTTCCCATCGTCGTCAAAGGCCAGCGTGTAGTCCGTGTCCTTGACGAGAGCGGTGCCGCCGGCCGTGATCGCCACGGTGCCCGGCAGAATCCCGAGCTCCTCGACGACCGCCTGATGGTCCACGACGGGAGCCGTTGTGGCGTCGAGGGTCTTCTTGTGCTTCGAGGGGTCGAGGACGTTGATGAGGATGATGGGCGCGACCGCGAAAACGCGGAAGGAAGCGTCGATGTCCTCGCAGAGACTGTAGTTTGCGAAGTCGTCCGAGTATCCGACGGCGGCCTTCGCCTCCGCGAACGTGCTGCAGAGAACGGGCACGTTGACCGCGGCGCTCGGGTCGTCCGCGAGATTGATCGGAGCCGCGCCGACGCAGACCTGCAGGCCGGCGCTCGTCGTGGACGGCGTCGTCAGGCTGGTGGGCTGCTCCTGCTTGTATATGCCGTGCTGGTAAAGCATTCTGTGATTCCTCCTCTTGGGACGTCACGCGAGATCGTCCGGCTCCTGATTGTAGGAGGGAACGGACAATGTCAGCTGCATGGCGCCGAAATTGAACGGGCTGGTGTCTTCCTGGTTGATGGCCCACTGGATATCGTCCCTGTGGACCTCGAAATTCTTGTCGATGTAGGGCTTCGCCTTGACGCTCGCGATGATACGCTGAATCATCGAGACGATGTCCCGGTATCCGCTGCGGTCGTTCGCCTGATCGTAGGCGCCGAAGACCAGAAGGATGAGGACGGTGTTGTCGTCACCTTCCACCTTGCCTTCCGTCAGGCGGGCGATGATGTAGGGGATCGCCGTCACCGTCGGGTCGCTGTCGGCATCGTCGTCGCTGCCCTGCGGGACCGGGAGGTCCTGAGGGTAAATACCGACGGGCTTCCGCACGCCGGCCGCGCTGTTGTAGGTGGTGCCGCTGAATATTTCCTCGAGCCTTTTGCAGACGGCGTCCTGCGCATCGAGGACCGTGAGGCTCGTATGTCCGTTGCTCATGCTGCTGTTCTCGCCGCCTTTTTAATGGTTTTCTCGATCTGGGCCCGGATCTCCTGGTCCAGCATCTCGCTGATCTGCGGATCGACGACGCCGAGGACGCTTTTCTCGTTGCCGATCATCTTTGGGATGCTCAGCGAGTAGAGCGTCTTGATCGGGAGGCGGTTCGTGCCTTTGCGCTGCGCGATGGCGAGGTGACCCGAGCGGAATTTCACAAAGAAGGCCTTCCGCGCGTTGACGACCAGATCCTTGTACCCGCCGTCCTTCTTGACCTGAACGCGGATGATCTCGGGAACTGCGCCTCCGACGGAAGGCTTCGGGGAAACCTTGAAATGGATGAGGTCGGTGACGGGGCCCTTTGTGGTCAGGACGGCGGAGAGCCTGTTTTTCGTGGCGCTTTTGAGCTTCATCTCTTTCGAGAAGCCGGCCTTTTCGATGGTATAAGTCTTTTTCGCCTGGTTGTCGAGGAGGTTCCGCGCCTTGCGGGCGGTGGAGTTGAGCGCATTTTTGAGGACGTTCGGGGTCTGTTCCTCGAGGTCGCCGAGCGCGCGGCTGACCACCTTGTAGGCATCCCGGTCGTCAAAAGTGAAAACTATCATGTCACCCGGCTCCTCTCACCGCTTCGAGGGTCATGGAGTAAATTCCGTCCTCAGGCACGCAGTCGGTGATGGTGTAAAGCCGCTTGCCGTCCAGAATGAGCCGCTTTCCAATTTGTGGCTTCGGGCCGTAGTCGTCGGCGGGGATATAGACGAGGAGCTTAGCCCGGTAAACTCCGTCCTCCGCTTCCAGACCGACTTTCTGCTGCCGCTCGATGAGCTCGTTGTTGTCGATGAGCACCCGCATCGACTTCCCGTCGACGAGGTGCTCATCAAAAAAAACGTCAGTATCGACAAAGACGTTGTCAATATCGGCCTTCGCCACATCCTTGAAGGTCATTTCTTCGGGGAATCCTTGGGCGGATCCTTCGGAGGGTCTTTCGGCGGATCCTTTTGGGGCTTCACGGCCGTCGGGGTTCCGACGGCAAAGCCGGCCTTGATCCACTTTTCCTCCGTCGCAGGGTCCGCCTTCGGAAGACTGTCGCCGGGCCTGTAGTTTTTGCCGGCATAGGTGATCCGGCTGTTTGCTGTAAGCATTTCCGCGCCTCCTTAGCCGGGCAGACGAACCAGCACGGTCTCGTCTGCAGCGGCTGCCGCGGCAATCGCATAGCCGCACGCGGTGTTTTCGGCGGCGGTGGCCGTCACGGCGTCGTCCGCGGAGCTGTAATAGACGTTAGTGCCGGCCGTGATGACCTCGGCCCCTTTCTTCGCGAGTTTCCAGACGCCGGAGACGAGGATCGTGCCGGTTTCTCCGGCGGCGATGTCAGTCCCCGCGACGCCGACGTGGGTCCCGAGAACGACAAGGGTGTTCGCCGGAATGGTGTTTTCGGTGGCGTTCACGAAGTCGATCGCGTCGCCTTTCTGCCAGTAATTCGCTTTCATCGCGTTTTCTCTCCTTTATCCTTAAATTGTGGGGATGGCCACGCCGGGGTTTTTCACGAGACCGCGGAAGTCCATGACGGTGATGCCCCAGTCGAGGTAGATGTCCCACGTGAAGCCGAGCACGCCGGGTGTCTCCATGCGGCGGAACGTCGGGGTGTCCTGGCCGTTCAGGTAATCGACCTGCACGCCGGCGACGTCGGTCTGGGCACCGAACATAAACCACGGGCAGGCGCTGGCGCCGGCCATCGTGTTGAGCGTCGCGTCGGTGACCACGTTGAGGGCCTTGTTGTAGATCGGGTTTGCCGCCTGCTGGTTGTCGGAGGTATTGACCGTCTGCGAATGCAGCGAGGTGTAAGCCTGGCTCTCGAAACCGACCGGCAGGATGATCCCGGCCGGGGTGATGTTGATCGCATCGCCGAACGGGTCGGTCTGCAGAGCGAGCGCCTGCAGCATGGTCTGGATGGCTGCGATCGTGGGCTGTGCGCCGGTGGTGACGAGGTTCTTGTGGTCCGCGCTGAACAGCGCCTTGCCGTCGTAGATGGCGGCGTTGCCGTACAGGATGTCGTAGCACGCCTTGTTGATCTGGCGCTTTGCCTTGGCGGCGTAAAGCCCGGGGACTTCCGAGAGGAATCCGATGTCGTCGTTGATGAAGGCCTGACGCGACATGCTGAACTGGCGCCCGTAGGTGTCCAGTTTGCGGGTCGGCAGCTTCTCGGTGCTCGGGACGTCCGCCTTCAGCTCGCCGTTTTCGGGAACGAGCAGCAGGTCGCCGGCGCCGCCGATCAGATAGCTGTGCCCGTCGGTGCGCTTGAAGTCGGTCAGCGTCCCGGTGCGGACCCAGAGCTGGAAGGTGGTGTTCACGCCGTTGTAAATGTGGACGATGTTCTTTTGAATGGCCGTGTCGAGGATGGCCGGGAAGGATGCGGACGGAGTGAAGAATCCGCGCGCGAGCTCGTCGTACAGCTCGGTCTTGTCCCTGCGCATCAGTTCCTCATAGCTGCGGGACGCATCGGAGCGGACGATGCTCTGAATGGCGAGATCGCGCAGGCTCATGCCGCGCAGATCGGACGCGCCTTCCGCGGGGTGCTCCGGCTGGAATCCGGTGCGCATCACGAGCGCGTCGGATGCGGCGGCTCTGAATTTGTCGACCTCGTCGCGCGTCACGGCTGCGCTTGCCGGCCCGTTGTGGGCGCGGAGATGATCCAGCACGGCGGTCCGCACGGCGTCGATGGTCTGACCGCCCTTGATGTACTCGGCCGGGTCGAGGTCGAATTCGCGGCAGAGCGCCGTGATGTCGGAGATGCGCTGACGCTCGGCGGTGACGGCCTGCTGCCGCTCCTGCTCGGCCGCCTGGCGTTCTTCTTCCTCGACCTGGGGCTTCAGGGTGTCGATCTCGCCCTGAAGGGTGTTGAACTCGCGGAGCTCCTCGGGGGTGAGGTCGCGGTTTTCGGCGCGGGCCGCTTCCGTGATCGCCCGCTGCCTCTGGATTTTCTGTTCTAAGGCCTTTTTCTTCATGGTTGTGTCCTCCTGTCAGAGTGAATTTTGATTGAATCGGATCATGCTCTCAAGGAGCGAGCGATTCGATGGCTGCTTTGGGAGAAAAATGTCCGGTGCGGGTTCGAGCTGGCGCCCGACGCCGACGGTGGGGTCGGCCGGCACGGAAACGATGGAGACTTCGAGCGGCGTCCACTTGTGGAAAATGATGCACGGGCCGTCGAAGCGACCGTCGTCGGATTTGTGGTCCGCCTTGACGTCTTCCGCGGAATCCCAGTCCGGAGCATATCCGACGGAGACGCCCTTGAGGGTGCCGCCGGCGACCTTATCCCGGACCAACTGGCTCGCGTCGTCTCCGTCGAACGTGATCTCCGCGCACCCGCGGCCGTTTTCGATCCACGCCCGGTTGATTTTTCCGCAGACGGCGTCAACATTGTGATTAAAAAGCACAACGCCGATGTCGTTCAGGCGGGAAAGGTCGACGGCCCCGGGGGAATGGTCGAGGATCTCCGAGAGGTCGATCCAGCGCTCATATGGTTCCTCGCTGGAAAAACTGATGTCGAAGGTCTGACCGTTCTCGTCGGTCGGGTTCACCGCGCGGGCGTCAAGTTTGAAATAGCGCATCAGGCGGTTATTCTTCGTCTGGGAGCTGCTGCTCGTCGTCATCCCCTTCGTCGCCCTCATAACCTGGCTGAGGTTCAGATGGGATTGGCTCTGCTGTTTGGCTGCCATTTCCTATTACACCTCCTAACACGACGCCTTTCTCCGCGGCGTATGTCGCGACGTCGGCCATATCATCAATCTGGTCCTTCCAGTCGCGCCCCTGTTCGGCGGCGATCTGCTTGAAGGACTTCTGCCCGGACTGCATGGCGATGGCGTTGGCGTTAGCCTCCTTCTGGGGGTCGACCCAGCGCTTCGCGCCCGCCACCCAGTCGTGCTCCATGTAGGCGTCCTTGTTCTCCCAGAAGTCCGGGATGCTCAGGGCGCCCGCGAGCACGGCCGAAATGAGGAAGGTCTCGTACACTTCATCCATCACGCAGCTCTGCAGCAGTTCGATCTCCTCGCCGTAGGTGAGGTCGTCTTCGATGCTGCCCTGCCGCGCGCTGGAATAGGTCGTCTGCTTCATGTCCCGGGAGGTGGCCTCGTAGGAGAGGCCCTGCCCGGCGCCGATCAGACGCTGCTGCATTTGGAGAAACTGCGAAGCGTTCCCGCTCTCGCCCTTCGGGTCCACCACCTGGATCTCGTCGCCGGCGTTCATCTCCTGAATCATGCCGGGGGAGATCGTCTTGCCCTGATAGGTCTGAGGGGCGTCCGCCCTCGCCTGCCCGTTCCGGCCGAATCCCGTCGTGGGGACCGCCTTTTTGATGAAGACCGCGAGGCAGGCGGCAATCCGCTCCTTGACACTGACGGCCGTGATGTACTCGTTCGCGTCCCGGATGCGGGTGACCGTCGGGGAGAGGTCGCTGAACTCGCGAAGTTGCGACGGCCGGCGCTTCGAGTAGTAGAAGATGATGTTCTTCGCTGGGTAATACTCCGGCTGCGTGATGCTGTAGCCGTCGATGCTGTACTGCTCGATCCAGTAGCCGACGGGGCGGTTGTACTGGTTGTATTCGATCCCGCCGACCACGCGGTCGTTCTGGTTGTGCGGCGTGAGCACGGTCTGGGCGAGCTCGTCGACCTCGAGCGCCTGCAGCTTGAACGGAAGGAGCCCGCCGGTGGTGTAGCACTTCTTGAATAGGATTCCGCCGTCGACCTTCTTGCGCTCGACCGCCATGCGGAGAAGCTGGGAGAAGGTCTGCTGTCCCGTGACGTCGCAGTTGTTGGCCTTGCACCATCGCTTCCAGAGCAATCCGATCTGTTTGTCGAGATCCGGGTTCCCGGTCTTGGGCTGCAGCGCGAAGCCGCGGCCGACGACGTTCCGCCGGAAAGCGATGAGCAGGCTGTTCTCCATGTCGGAGTTCCGCTCGAGGTCCCGGGCGCGGGCCCGCACGACGTCGCGGGACACGCGGTCCGTGAGCTCCGCGCTCTCGTTGTAGGCGCGCCAGTTGGAATTGAGCCGCCCGTGGCCGCCGGCGTCATATCCGAAGCCGCGGCGCAGGGTGTCGAGCTCCATCCGGTAGGCCTCGCGGCGGCACGCCCGCTCCGGCGAGACAAATCCGATAACCTTGTCTAAAATATTCGCCATGCGATCCCTCCTTCAGCGCCCGTCGAACACGGCGACGCTCGTATTCTCGAACAGCCCCGAGCCGTTCTCCTGCGCGGTCTGGGCCGCGAGGTCCGCGCGCAGGTTCCGGAGCTCGGTGATGTTCGCCCGGGTGAGCTGCCGGGAGCCGATTTTATAGGACTGGCCGCCGACGAGGACGGCAGCGATCGCCTTGTTGACCTCGTCGAGGAGTTCGCTCGCGGTGTAGCCGGTCGATTCCTCGAGCTCGTCGGCAAGATTGGAATTGTCTTTCATGGGAGAAAGCCTCCTTATATCCAGTGGCCGCCCTGAGGAAGCCAACTGTCCGCCTGTTGCTGCGCCGGAGCCTGAGGCTGCGGATCATTCCGGGGCTTCGGGGGCGGAGCTGCGCTATCTTCTTTCAGGAATAATTGCCGGACGCCGAGAAGGTCGGCGGCCGCCATGCAGTAGACCTCGCAGTCGAGGTAGTGGTTGTCGGCGTGGGAGCTTTTGATCTCCCAGGTCGTCGTCTCCTGACCATTCGCCTTGCGGACGACCACCTTCTGCTCGGCGGTGACCTGCTCGCAATACTCGCGGTCGACGCCTTTGTACACCATCCACGAGCCGCTGCCGTTTTCTTTGCGCATGCGGCTCGCGATCATGTCCTTGTACTTGCCGCCGTCGACGAGGACGAGGTTCATCCCGTAGGCTTTGGAACCGGTCTTGTTGACGGTGCTGAGCTTATAGTGGGAGAGCATGGTCGGCGTGCCTTTGCACGGCATCGCCCATTCGCTGTTGATGGCGCAGAACTCATAGACCGCGTCGGTCTGGTCGCCGGAATCGACGAGCACGAGGTCGACCAGCATCTGGGTGCCGTCCGGCTTTTTGTACTCGAGGTTCATGGTGTTGGCGATCTCCGAAAAGCTGAACGCCTGCCCGTGCGCGACGTTCTGAGACGTGAGGTAATCGCCCCACGCCCGGATCGTCCAGTACAAACAGTTTTCCTGAACGTCGACGCCGGCCGTGAGCAGTTTCGCCCACGGCGGGATCTGGTACTCCTCGAGATCCGTCTGCCGCTCCATGACGATGTCGGCGTTGGTCTTGAGCTTGGTGTCTTCCCACGGCTCCGCGAGCCAGCTGTTCGCAAAGTTATGCAGCCGGTCGGGATCGTCCTTCGATTCGAGGAAGGTCTTCGCGATGTCCGAGAAGCGGGTGAACGGACTGTAAAGGGTGTTTATCCAGAAAGCGACGGTGCGGGCGACCTTGGTCTTCTCCTTTACGGGGCGCCATTCGCCGTTTTTGAGCATCGCCGCCTTTTGCTGGTCAGAAATAATGCAGCCGCACTCCTGGCAGACATAGGTCGCGAACTCCGCGCGGTCCGCCTCGCTCATGCCGCTCTCTTTTCCTGGCCATCTGATCTGGGCGAACTTGAGCTCGATGAATTTCCCGCAGTGCGGGCACGGGACGAAGTAGTGCTTTATGACGTCGGCGGCCTCCATGGCCTTCCAGATGTGGCCTGTCCTGAGGGTCGGCGTCGAGCACATGTAAATTTTGCGGTTGCTGACGAAGGTCTTCGTGCGCTCGCGGGCGAGGCTGATCGGGTCGGCCTCTTGGCGCGTCGCCGTCGGATACTTGTCGACCTCGTCGAGGAAGAGGTATCTGATCGGCCTGGATGCAAGGCTCGACGGGCTGTTCGATCCGCTGAGCGCAATGTACATGTTGTCGAATTGGATCTCCGTTTTGGAACTGGCCTTGCGGTTGAAGTGTCGGCGAAGCGTCGGACAGGTCCGAATCATGGGGACGAGCCGGTTGTCGCTGGTGCTCTCGGCGAGGATGTCGGTCGGGTAGACGATCATCGTCGGGGCCGGATCCTGATCGACCGCATAGCCGAGCATATTCTGCATGGCCTCCGTGCCGCCGACCTGCGTCGGCTTTACGAAGATCACTTCCTCGGTTTCCCAGTGGTTGAACTCATCCATCACGCCGACGAGATAGGGCGTGACGCTGTTCCTCCACGGCCCCGGGAGGTTCGAGGAGCGGGCGTCGAGGATGCGGTGCTGCTCTGCCCATTCGGAGACGGTGATGTCCTCAGGCGGCCGGAGCAACTCGAGGGCTTCCTTGATGTAGCCCGGAACCGCGTACTTTCTGAAAACGTGATGGCGCTTCATTCGCCCTCACCGTCCTGATCGGCATCGCGATCCTGAGCGGCAACAACAAAAGATTTCAGGAGGTCGTTCGCTTCGCTGGCCATGTCCTTCTCGAGCGCCCGGGACGTGACCGGATCGACGTAGGTGCCGACGAGACCGACGATGCGGTTCGGCAGGCTGAGCACGAATTTTTTCAGCACCACGAAGAAGCGCTGATAGTCGAGCTTGACCTCCTCGACGGAGATGTACTTGCCGGCGGCGATCTCGGTCTTCAGCTTGTGGAGCTCGCCTTGGCTTTCCTTGAGCGCGATCTCCGCCTTGAGCTTCTGTTCCTTCAGCTCCGATTCGCGCTCCGAGCGCTCCTTGCCGTAGGCCTTGTCGCTGAGGTATCGAATGTACTCCTGAACCGTCGGGATGAACTCGTATTTCCGGCCGCCTCCATTCGGGTCCCGGATGGTGTGGATCACGCCGTCCTGCGTGAGCTGCTGAACGCGGCGGACACTGACGCCGAAAAGCTGAGCGATGATGTCGACTTTGCAGAGGTTTCCTTCAGCCATTACAATGCCGCCTCCAATCGCACCTGTTGCGGGGGGGGGGGCAGCCATCGGAGCCTTAATCATATGCGCACCGCTTTCTGGCCGGTGAAGTCTTCCCAGCGGTGGACTATGACGTCGCAGTATTTCCGCTCGACCTCCATGCCGTAAGCCGCACGCCCGAGCTGCTCGGCCGCGATGATGGTGCTCCCGCTTCCCGCGAACGGGTCGAGGGCGATCCACCCGGGCTTGCTGCTGTTGGCCATGAGCCTGCCGACGAGTTCGACCGGCTTCATGGTCGGGTGCATGTCGTTCCGGTGCGGCTTGTTCTCATAGAGGACCGTGGTGAGGTCCTTGTTGTCGCGAAGACGCTCCTGAATCCAGGCGATGATCTCCGGCTTCTTCATACTCTCGAAGTCGATGTCGTCCTCGAGAATCACGGTGTCCTGCGTGCGGTCCTTCACAAAGTAGTGACCGGCGCCTTCCTTCCAGCCGTAGAGGATGGGCTCGTGGCGCCATTGATAATCCTGCCGGCCGAGGACAAAGGCGTTCTTCTCCCAGACGAGGCCTTCCGAAATTTTGAAGCCGGCTGCCTCCATGGCCCGGCGGAAGTTGACCGTTTCCGTGTCGGCGTGGAAAATGTACGCCGCGGCGCCCGGCCGGGCGTTCTCCGCCATGACCTCAAAGGCGCCGAGGAGAAAATCGTAAAAGGACGTGTCGCCCATTTTGTCGTTGTCGATATGGTCGCCGCCGTTTTTGGAGCGGACCTTGTTCTTCCGACCCGGGAGGTCTTCGCAGAGCTGGCCGTAATCGACGTTGTACGGCGGGTCCGTGATGATGAGGTCCGCGTGCATCCCCTGCATAAGCTCCGCCATGCTGTCCGGATCCGTGCAGTCGCCGCACATGAGGCGGTGGCGGCCGAGCGCCCAGATGTCACCGTCGCAGGTGATCGGTTCGGAGGCGTCGTCGGCGTATTTGTCCGGGTCGAATCCATCGTCGTGCGCCTCGGCCGGAATGTCGAGCTTCTCCACGAGGTCGTCGAGCTCGCTTTTCGCGAAGCCTGTGACGTCGATTCCGAGGTCCGTGCTGTCGAGGTCGACGAGCAGGTCCTTCAGCTTGCGTTCATCCCAGTCGCCGGCGATCTTATTGAGCGCGACGTTCAGCGCTTTCTCGTGGGTTTTGTCAATATCCAGCACGACGACGTCCACGGTGTCGTAGCCCATGCCTTTCAGGACCCGGGCGCGCTGGTGGCCGCCGATGATCGTGCCGTCCTTGTTGATGATGATGGGGTCGACGTAGCCGAACTCCTCAATGCTGCGGGCGATGCGCTCGTATTCCGGGTCGCCCGGGCACAGCTCCTGGCGTGGATTGTACTCCGCCGGCGTCAGGTCGTCGATCCGCCGCTTCTCGAAATTCAAATCCATGCCTCCTCGCTGCATAAAAATAGCGCCGGTTCAAAAAAATCCGGCGCGGGAACTGCAAACCATTCTCACTTTTTCATCGGCTCGTAACGAAACGCTCAAAAATTTTTGACTTTTCCACAAAAAAACTTCGGGCCTTCCTCGCCCCGCTCCGATCGCCGGCCGGGGTAGTACCTTGCCGGTCGGGCCGGGCTCTCCCCGCCGAGCGCGTTGATATGATGCTAAAAAGGAAAGGCAGACGAAGAGGAGTGAGAACTTCGTCTGCCTTCGGGGGAGTAAGGAGGTTGTCATATGGATCGTCGCGCCGCTGCTGCCGCGGTGGGATCGGTTCGCGTCTCTTGTTCCCCGATCTCCACGCTGTTATAATAGCACAACAAAACGTCCAATAGTGTCCACTCTTTTATTTCACGCTAAATCTTGTAGCCGTCGTCCGCGTGAGATAGGCGCATTCCCTCCACCTTTCCATGCGGCCCGGGAAGGACAGGACCGCGAAGATATGATCCGGGTGTATCCATAGCACCGTGCCGGTGCGCGTGCGTCCATCCCCGCAGCAGACCGTTATCTTCTTTCCAATGCGGACGGGATCGGGACCGCTGGGCGTCTCGCATCCTCTGCAGCGAATAGCCATAGTATTCTCAGCTCCTTTCATCGGTTTGCCCGGAAGAAGGCCCGTGAAAATCCCGGCGGGGTAATGGCCCGAAGGTCTGCTCGGGAAAGCCTGGTATCTGTGCATCCTGTTCTTCTCCGCAGTTGCGCTCGCGAGGCCCATGCCATAGTGTTGACCTTGCCGGTCGTCTTATAGCGGTACTGAAGCCCGCCGGGTCGTTCGGAAACCGTCTTCCGCGGCTCGTTGAAAAATCCCCAGATGTCGGTCGGCTTTATGCCCCAGTCTCCGAACTCCCACTGTCTGTAAGAAAAGCGAGGACGTCCGAGGAAATGCCGGAGCATGTCGGTCGGATTCTCCATCGCCCAGAATTTCAGGCGGTTGTCGATGCTGCACTCCCAGATGATTTTGAGGCAGGCCCGCACCACATCGAGGCCGGCGGATAGGTTACGGGGCGTTGGGCTGCCATTTTTCGCGAGCGAGAACTCAGTACAGGGAGGCGCGGCCAGAATTCCGTAGACGCCGTCGGGGGGGGCATAAGTAAAAACGTCCTGATCGGGCAGCGTCACCAGCCGGACGTCATACCCGGCGTCGCGGTATGGTTTCGACCACGCCCCAGTGCCTCCGCAAAGGTCGAGGATGATCTTGTCTGAATTGGTCATGGCTCACTTCCCGGCCTGTAGTCGTAGAACACCCAGTTCGGCCGCTTCGCTGCCGCGAACGGCATACACGAAGGCGGGGCGATCCACCCTTTTCGCAGAGGCAGAAGAATCCGCTCCCGTCGGGAAGCCCGGTCCAGACCGGATCGGTCCTATGCTCCAGCTGCTCCAATGTACGACCTGATCTTCGTCGGACGATAAAGCGCATTCGCCCGCTTTGAAATAATGGCATGCTCCCGGAGCAGCGCGGCGGCCGGCGATATACTGGCGGAGCTTTTCGGCATCGTCGTCCGGGATCCGGCAGAGGCCCGTTCGGCTGAGCTTGTCGATGCTGGTGATCCCCGTGCGGGTCGCGGTCGGGATGTCCGCCGCGTCGAGCATACATTCCAGAATGTCCAGCACTTCCGATTCATCAATTTCAGTCATTCGGATCGCCTTCTTTGAAATATTGCAGAGCCTGCTCTTTTGCCTCGCTGTAGATTCGGAACTGCTCGGCGTCCCCGCCGGCGTCCGGGTGCGAGACCTTCGCCAGCACCTTGAAGCGCTGATCCACATCGGCAGCGCTGGTCGGCATGCGCTCAAAACCGAGAATGCGGAAACAGCCGGGCGTTTCTTTTGCGGAAGGAAGCGCAGGAAAGCCGGCGAGAATGGTGTCGAGGTCGTAAATGCCGCGATCCTTCATCCGCGCGATGTCCTCGAGCGACAACACCACCCGGGCGAACGTGTCGCTGACGTAGCTGATTTTCTGGCCGTGCTTCGCCGCGTTTTCGATGCTGTCAGCGAATTTATAGGCGCGGCCGCGATAGACAAACTCGACCCAGCAGCCGAACCGATCCCAGTTGTAGTTGTACTTTTCAGCCCCGAGCCTCCCCATGACGGCCTTGAGCTTCTTGATGTAGGTATCCTGAGGGCCGTAAAGTTTTTTAGAAGTGGTGGCCTTCGCGCTCATCACCTGTCAACCTCCTTGTAATTCTCCTTGTCAAAATTCATTCCGAGCTGGTCGACCAGCAGCCGGTCGACGTGCTCCCAGAAAACGGGGTCGTCTTTCTGCTCATCGGAAAGGCGGCTGATCTCGTCGATCACCTTGCCGAGCCGCTGCGGCCCGAAGTCGTAGCGCTGGTAGAGCGCCACGCAGAGGAGCTTGAACCATCGGCGCATCTGACCGAGCTCCTGCCGGCTGGAACCGCTGACAATATGGGCTTTCATGGCTTCTGCACCCGTGCCGGCTTGAGCCTGCTGAGATAATCCTCGCGGAAAATCTCGTACTGCTTTGAATCGTAGAAACTTCCATCCATGAGCATGGTGTCTTTTTTCGCCGTCCCGACGATTCTGCCGCCAAATTTCTTGATATACCTGTCATACATGCGTTCATGAGGATTTCCGACGAAAACGCAAAAGCTCAGTTTGCGGAATTTATATTTATCAAAAATATCGGTCAGAAACTGCCGGAGATCCTTCTGAAAGGTGAGGCTCTTTTCTATGTATTCGCCATTAAACCTATTGCGGAATCTGATAATGGCGAGGGAGTGTGCAGCGTTCGCGCGCCGGTCGATGCTATAAGCCATGTAACCAATTACTTGGCATCCACTTTCAACTGATACAAATTCATGTCTGCCCCAAGTGCTTTCACACGCTTTGTATTTGTCAGTGTATCCATCACTGAAGAAATACATATTTTGTGGATCGAGAAAGGCGTCGGCAAACAGGGCCTGCAGCTGTGTCTCATACTTTGCGGCCAATTCCAGCATTTCACCTCGCCGCTCCTCTCTCGAATTTCGCGCACGCCTGATCGTAGGCGTTGATGCGGGCCCGCGGGTTTTCGTGCTCAAAGAAGCGGGTGCAGTAGAAAGCGCTGCTGCCGATCAGGCCCGAATCCTTCTTGTTCGCGCAGTATCTGCACTCCCGGCAGACGGCCGGGGCCGTTCCATAGACCTGCTGCGGGGTGGTGTACTTCCCGGAGTTTCTCAGCTTATACACTCGATTTTTCCTCCTTTTGTCTGTTCATCCTCGAGGCGCTTCAGGTAGTCCGCGAGGATCTTCTGCACTTTTTCGTAGCCGAGCAGGGAATCCAGCGCCTCGTTCTCGATGCCGTAGATCCGGGAGCGCGAGTAGTGCATGCGGTCCGCGATCTGGCCGACCCGGATTCCGTCGATGTAACGGTATTCGATCACGGAGCGGGCGTCCGTCTCGTCCGGAATGTAGTCGATCACGTCCATGACCTGCAGCAGGGCGGTCTTCGCGACCTCCGCCTGGTCCTCGATGCGCTGCGCGATCTCGTCCTCGCGGTAGGTGTACTCTGCGGCGCCGATGGAAGGCTCCCCGCCGTGCGGCATGCCGTCGTACTTCACGCCGCGGAGCGGAAAGTCCATGTCGACCCGGATCTGGCGGAGCCGGTGCTCAAGGGTGCGTTTATATCCGATCGCCCGCCGATACTGCCTCAGGAATCCCCGAAGATTCGCGCGCTGTGTCTCTTGCTCGGTCATAAGATCATCCCTCCGTCAAAAATCCAGATATCCGGAGATTCGTCTCCGCCTCATTTGCGCTGTGGACCACGAACACCAGCGCGCCGGACCGGAAAAGCCGTTGAATCGTCCTTTTCTGCAGCGGGGTGAGCTGCCCGATCATCGGGCGCTTAACCTCGAGGCCTATGTAGGCGGCGTAGCCCTGCGGGACGTCCGGAATATCGGCAAGCCTGCATCGTGCGAGGAGCGTGATGTCCGGCAGCCCCCCGATGCCGTAGGGTCCGGCCTGCTGCTTGTAAAAGAATGCGTTCGGGTCGAGCCGTCCAGACGTCCGCAGGGCGGTCAGGCGGTCCATCACTTCGCGCTGGATTTTGCTTTCAATGGGGATTTTGGAAGAGGCGATCTTGCGCGCCGCGCCTTTTCCGTCCGCGAATCCGGCGTCGATGATGTCCTGAAGGTAGGAGTTGAGGTCGTTTCTGTAATCGCGGTAATCCGGGAACTTCATCTGCATGCGCTCCTTTCGGCGGGTTTAGGTGTTTCGGGTGTTACGGAGAAATGTCCGATTTTTGGCCTTGCTATGCGATTTTTGAGGAGTAACACCTGTAACACCTGATTTTCGATATACCAAACTATTTTAGAAAACTGCGATAATCTCGGTTTTTTACTTGAAAATTGCGGTTTTGCCTCGTCACGATGGTGTAAACTCCGTTTTAGGTGTTACAGGTGTTACATTTTATAAAAAGCCCGATTTCATGCGGTTTTTCGTCTGTTTTTCGTAACACCTAACCGTAACACCTAATTTTTAGCAGGTGTTACGTGTTACAAAATCCGTAACACCTAAGCTAAAATGGCAGGTCGCCATCCGCTGGGTCGACTTCGGTGAAGCCTTGCTGCTCCATCTCGTCTTTCGGACGGTCCGGCTCCTCGAGAGATTCCATCTTCAGGGCAAGAACACGGCAAACTCTGCCGTCAAAACGTTTTGTCACCGTATTTTTATCACCAGATCCCTTTTCCGCGACGCCTCCTTCCGCGAGCCAGTTCATGGTCTTCCGGTAGCTGAATCCTGCCTTTTCGAGCGCTTCGCGCAGGACGCTCGGAAAGATGTAGGCCGTGTCGTCCTCGATGATGCCGTAGCGCTGCAGGTTTCCCGTATCCGACGCAAAATTGCGCTTGTTGCTGAGAATCCAGTCCAGAATGAAGGCGCCGGCCTGCTCGTTGACGTCCGGCTGCTCGTTTTCCCTGAGGTTTTGCATCATGTCGAGCACCATGGCCTGCGTTTCGGCAGAGGCCTGCTCCGGCGTCTCGTGGAACAGCGCCCGGGAGAGCATTTCGTCGGCGGTTGCGACGGCCGCCACAGAGGCGACGTGCGAGCCGTTCGTGCTTCCGAGGCAGTCCTGCACAAAGTTGAACATCCGCTGGTACTCGTCGATGATGGCCGACTCTCCGGTGTCGAAAATATACTGAATGAAGGCGGGGCCCGCCCATCCGCAGTTCAGCGCGCAGTCCTGGTGCATTTTGCTCGCGTCCTGCTCGCTGTCGAACGGCGCGCCGACCACCTCGATCATGCGGGTATCGACGCCGGTCTGGCTGGTGGCCTTGCTGATGGGCTCCTCGCCCGTCGCGAGGATCACCGAGCGCCAGTTCCGGATCTCCTGCAGGCCGCCGTCCTTGCTGCCGCGGCCGCGGCCGGTCCCGCTGGCGAGCATATAGACGATCTTTTCGAGGCTCTCCTGCTTCTGGCCGGCGAGTTGCCGCTCGTCGATCCCGAGGGGAAGGTCGCAGAAAAAGCCGGCCATCCGCTCGAGCGCGACCTGCGTCGCATTGAAGGTAACCGTCAGGCGCTCCGGATCTCCCCACGCGGAGAGCGCCGCCTTGAGCGCCGCCGACTTGCCGCTGCGGGATGCGCCCCAGTTGTAGACGAAAAACGTCCGCTGCTTGAGGACCCTCAAAAGGGGCGCCGTGAAGCTGGCCGCGAGCATGAACCGGAAGCGGTAGCGGGTGCGGTGCGGCTTCATGGCCGCGAGCCATCCGTCGAGGGTTCCGTTTTTGCAGTATGCGGAGGCCCAGCGCGCCATGTTCGGCGGCACGTCGATCACCATATCCGGGGCGTGCCCCGGGAGAAAGCGATTCCGCGGCTGCCATCCGAAGGTGGAGGTGCTTTCCGTCAGATCCAGCACGTCGATGTTCTCCTGCTCGAGGGCGCCGAGAAACTTGACGATCATCTTCGCGTTTTCGGAGGTGACCGTGCAGCCGAGGTCCGTGAGGACCGTGATGCTGCGCGCCTGGAAGATCGTCGACCGTGGGAAAATGGCGGTCTGCCATTGGCCGTCGCGCTTGAAGGCGATCTCGATCTTCTCGTCGCCGGTGTCCACGCTCTTGAGACGCTGTGTCAGGATGATCGGCGTCCGGCAGACGCAGCGCGGCATTGAGGACCGCTCGTCGATCTGGCTGATCCCCTGCTCGCTGTAGATCCAGCCTTCCGGCTGCCGCAGGTTCTTCGGGGCGCCCTTGATCGCGGCCGGGATCGTGTCGTCCATGTTGCGGAGGTCGATTTTCTCGGCGTGCTCCATGAGGGCGCGGATTTTCTTCGCCGCGTCGTCCTTTCCGTACTTGAGATAGAGCGCCGATGGATCCTTGCAGCCGTAGGCGCTGCACTTTATGAGGTAGACCTCGCCCGGGTACTCGCCGGCGAGCAGCTTGGTCGCCATTTCCGAGAGGTAAATCTCGCCGCCCTTGTCCGGTTCGATGTGCAGGTAGAGCCGCGGGATATCTTTGAGCTTCTCCGTCCATTCGGCGCGGTAGTTCCGGGCGCCCGGGACCCCCAGAGCGGGGAGCCCGAGATACCAGAGCGTCTGTGTGTCGCTTTCGCCTTCCGGCATGATCGCCATGCCGGCCGTCCTGACGCCCGGGAGCATCCACTCGCCGTACAGCATCAGCTTCCCAGCGGATCTATAGCTCCACGCGAATCGCCGCCTTCCGTCTGGATCGTAGCGCTTCCGGAAAATAGGCGACTTCTTCGCGGCGTTGAAATAAGGGATTTTGATGTAGGACGTCCCGTCCCGGTCCTTGCCGTCTTCGAGGTGGCAGTATTTTAGTAGCCAATCCTGTGGAAGACCCTTTTCGGTAACGTAGTCAGCTATGGTGTAGGTCGCCTTTTTCGGCGGCTTTTGCTGACTGGTGGCATCGAGGCCGTAGCGCTGCAGGATCATCTTGTAGGCGTCTTTTGTCGAGATATTTTGAAGCTGCGCCACGAAATCTATATAATTGCCCTGGGCCCCGCAGGCGAAGCAGCAGAATTTCCCGGTTTTAAGGTCGACCGAAAACGAGGCGTTTTTGTCGTCGTGGAACGGACAGAGACCCGTGAGCCTCTCCCCGTGGACTTGCGGCTTTTTTATGGTTTTTGAATATTCATTTTTATAGTTGACTACCCTGTCGATGTCGATTTGTTCCATGCCGTCTTCTCCCCTCCGCGCGCCATAGGGTAAAGCGGCGCCCGCCGCTGTGCTGCAGGAAAGCGGGCGCCGCCGAGATTACTTTGAAGGGGAAGGAGCGTCTTCATCGGAAGGGAAAGGAAGATCGCCGTCGTCGTTGGCGATGTCGATGTATTTGTCACTCGCGGGGTATGTCTGGGCATCCTGCACCGAGGCCGGGACTTTGCGCGCCGTCTCCTGGACCCATTCGACCGTGGGCCGGATGGCCTCGATCTCCTCGCCTGAGAGGTCGCCTGTCTTCACGAAATTGCAGGTGCTGTACACGATGCCGCCCGAGTTCTTCGCCTTGCTGAGCGTGATCTTGGTGATCACGTTGTAGCAGCGCTTGCCCCGGAGCACCACGCGCTTCGCGAGGTAGTCCCGGAAGGCCTTGAGGCTGGTAGGCGGAAGCGTCAGCAGGATCGGCAGGGCCTCGCCGCTGCGCAGTAAATAGATCCGGTGGCCGTTCTTGCAGGCCTTCCCGTTGCTCCCGTCGCTGGCGCTGCCGAAAGCGTTATACGGGCATCCTTCGCAGGCGCGCAGCTCGCCGGTCTCCGCCACAAGGCCGCGTTTCCCGTCGAGGGAGGAGCAGTCCGGCTGCTCGTTCCCGCCGTTGAAGGCGTCCTTCCAGTAAGCGTTGACGGGATGGTGCACTATGATGATGCCGGCGAGCTCGGCCGCCGTCTCGGGCCGGTCGGGATCCTCGCCCGGGACCTCAAAGGCGAGGCTCCCGCCGCTCGGAACCTTGACCTGGTCGAAGGGGACGGTCCCGAGGCCGTCGAGTTCTTCCGCCATCGCCTGCATGGCGTCCTGATTAAGCGTCGTGAGGCTGAAATTCCCGCGGGCTGCTAAAGCATTTTTGCTTTCCATGTGAATCTCTCCTTTTATTCCTTGGCGGTCGCCTTGCGGCGGCTGACGTCGTAGTAGTTGTACACGTTTACCAGCTCCGTGAAGTCAGGCGGCAGAGCGCCGTCGTTTTCCTCCGCGAGATCGCTCATGGCGCCCTGAAGGGTCTGGGCGTTGACGGTCTCCTTGATCAGATCGCCGAGGTCGTTGGCGCGCAGCGCGTCGAACAGCGCGTCCTCCGCTTCGGCCTTTTTGGAATATTTGGTCACGTCCCGGAGGCTGTAGGAATAGCCGCCGGTGGTGATCTTCGGGACCTCGCTGTCGAGCATCATCTTGGCGAGCTCGTCGCGGCAGGCCTCGATCGCCTTGTTGTTCTCGGTCGTCTCGCCGCGGAGCCGCGCCTTGTCGTCCAGAAGCTCGCTGTACTTCCTGATTTTCTCCAAAAGCACACTGTCCATCATGTGGCCTCCCTTTCGTCCTGCCAGAATCTGTCTGATTTCCTCGGCGCCGGGCGCTTCCCCGCGATAAAATCCACATCCAGCACGTCGCCCGGCTTTAGCTCGTCGAAGTGCTCGCTGACGTAGCTGTGCGCGATCTGCAATTCGGGGATTTTCTGCTTGAAAGGGTCCGTGACGGCCGGTCCCTCGACCTCGATCGGGAAAAGGAAAATGTAGTCGTGCCATGAGACAGGGTCCAGTCCGTACCCGGAGCGGCCCAGCAGATAGGCCTCGGCATCGTTTGAAGCGTCCAGCCTGATGGCCATGACGGGAATGAAGGACCCCTCTGCCCTGACTTCAAAAATTTTGCTTTCCATGACTTCCTCCTTATGTTCTGGCCGCAGCCTTGCGGCGCCGCCGGCTGCGCATCCTGTCGAGCAGGGCGACCTGTGCCGAGCGCTTCGCCGCGGCCGCCTTCCAGTTCGTTGAAAAGTAGGAATCGCGCCATTTCCCGCCGTCGCGGCGGTTCAGCATGTCGCGGGTCTCTTTCGGGAGAGGGCGGTTCGGGTGCCGGATACCCTCGGCCGCCATTTGCCTGTGCGCCATCTGGCGCAGGATTTTCCTTTGTACGCTCATGTTTTTACTCCTTTTAGAAGAATGATCTCCAATCGTCGACGATGGTCCGGGCGATGTCCTCCTTCTTTTTGAGGATCTTCAGCACCCGCTCGTCGACACTGTGCTCCACCAGAAGGTGGATGTAGTGGCAGGCGTTCTTCTGCCCGATGCGGTGAATCCGGGCGAGCGCCTGGGCGTAGTCCGCATAGTTGAAATTGAGGCTGTAGAAAACCGCGACGCTGGCCGCGTGGAGCGTGATGCCGAGGCCGGCGGTCTGCAGCTGGGCGAGGAAGACCTTCGTTTCCGGGTTCTGCTGGAAGTCGTCGACAATGGTGCCCCGGTCCCGCTGCGGGATGTCGCCGTAGATGCAGCCGTACTTGATTCCTTTACCTTCGAGCAGCGCCTGAATAGCCGCGATCTCGGTCCTGAACCGCGCGAAAATCACCAGCTTCTTGCCGGTCTCGAGGACGTAGTCGTCGAGGATGTCGGCGAGGGCGTCGAGCTTCGCGGTGTTCGACCGCTCCGGCCTTGCCGCCTCGTCCGGCTGCAAAAAGCCGCCGGTGAGCTGCTGAAGGCGGAGGAGCTTGGTGAGCACCGTCGTCGCCGTGATCGTCCCGCCGTGTTCCAGCTCCGCGAAGCTCGAGCGGCGGAGCTGGTCGTAGACCGCGCGCTCCTTTTTGGAAAGCGTCACGTAACGGTCCTCGAAGGTCTGCTCCGGAAGGTCGAGGCATTCCTCCTTCGTGACGCGGAGCGCGATGCTGTACTCCTTCCGGACCAGATCATCCATATTTCGGTAGCCGACGATCTGGTGCTGCCCGTAGCCACCCATGATGCAGTAGCGGTTCCGGAATGCGTAGAAATTGCACCCGAAAACCGAGGAATCAATGAAGCGGTACTGGCTGTATAGGTCGACCGCGTTGTTCTGCACGGGCGTCCCGCTGAGGGCGAGGCGGTAGGGTGCGGCGTCGGCGAGCCTCTGCATTGCCTTGCTCTGGGCCGCGCTGTGATTCTTGATCCGCTGGCTCTCGTCAGCCACGATCAGGTCGGCGCCGTAGCCATGCAGGGCCTCGAAGATCCCGTCGCGGTGTGTGCTCTCGTAATTGATCACCGCGATTTTGAGCCCCGGCCGCTCGTCGGCATCAAGCTCCGCGAGAGCGGCGAGGCGGTGCGGCTTGTCGCCCTGAAGGACCGCGATCTGGGTGGTGAAGGCCGCGAAGCTGTCGAGTTCGTGAGGCCATACTCCGCAGACCGAGGTCGGCGCAGCAATCAGAACGCGGCCGATCTTATTCTCAAGATAGAGGGCGCCCATCACCGCGATGGTCGTGATGGTTTTCCCCGTACCCATTTCCATAAAAAAACCGAATCCCGTCCCGCCGCGGGAACCGTTGCGTCCGAGCGTCAGGAGCGCCATATTCGCGCCCCGCACCTGGTGCTTGAACAGCTCGGCGTTCTTGATCGGGTATTTCACGATCGGCTGCGGATCCGGAGCGAGCCGCTCGCGCTCCACATCGCCGCGGACCGCCCGCAGCCGCCTCAGCTCGTCGGCCTCCGGCCGCGGAAGTCGGAACATCCGGTTCAGCGATTCCAGCAGCCCGACGGAAACCGGCCCCTGCATGGTGTGCGTCGACCGATTCCAGCGCAGGCTCCCGACGTGCCGGAGCTGCTCCATGCGCAGCGGATCTATTTCGGCAAGCGTGATCGTGCCGTCAAACATCGCTATCTTCATGCCGGGTCTCCTTTTTAGGGCGCGAATCGCCCGGCCATCTGACCACGGCCGGGCGGCGCCATTCTTGATTAAAGGGTAATGTAGACCTGTGCGTTCGTGACCTCGTCCGTGAGCTGCTGCTTGAGGAAGTCCTTCACGTTCTCGCGCGCCTGGAGCTTCCACATGCCGCCGTCGGCCTCGAACAGTCCGATCTCGCACTTGTCGTTGACCCGGCAGAGGAACGCGGTTTCCGGCTGGTCGACCTCCTGGAACGTGCGGTAGGGCTTGAGGTTCACCGTCGGGCGGATGTTCTCGTACTCCTTCAGAGCGATCCCCTTCTGGGTTTCGACCTGCTGCGTCACTCCGTTGTCCGAGGAGGTTACTCCGCCGGAAACGTCGATCCGGGAGAGCAGGTTGAGGAGGTACGCGAGGTCGTCGCTCGTCTGGAAGTCACAGCGGAGGGCGATCATCGCCTGCTCGTGGCTCATGAATCCTGTGCGGAATCCGGGTACGTCGATCGCGTCGACCGAATAGAGGGCCGTTCTAAAGAACTCGTGCGCCTCGTCGGCCGGCTGCGTGAAGCAGGAAACGTGATTGAAGCGGTCGACCTGTATGTAGAGCGGCGGCTTCTGGGTCTTGAGCGCCTCGGTCTTGACCATGGTGACCAGGGCGTCGAGGCTGGTGAGCTTCGTCTCGCCCGGGAGGATTACTTTGGGGCGGTACTCGGTGAGGGTGCTGCCGTCGTCGTAAAAGGTGCGGCCTCCGATTTCATAGGTCTTCGGGTGTGCGAGCTCGACGATCTTCTCAATGGCTTCTTTCAGCATTAGAATGTTCTCCTTTCAAATTTCAGCCGACCTGACGATCCTTGAGGTCGACAAGTTTCACTATCTTCGGGCGTCTTTCCTCGGTGCTGCCGTCCATTGCGGTCTGGCCGGCGAGGTTCGGCGTCATTTCGACCGCCTGAGGCTTGCCGTCCTGCTCGCCGATGTAGAGCGCCGTCGCCACGCCGTTGGTCTCCGCGAGGGTAGGCTTCGCGCTGGCGGTGACCGCCACGGTCTTGCGCTCGGCGTCCGGCTTGAACGTCAGGGTGACCGTGATCTTGCGGGCAGCCGTCGCGGACGTGTTCGGGTCGCGGATATTCCAGAGGATGCGGCTCATTTCGAGGTCGACGCGCTCCATGATGGCGCCGCCCGCCATGTCGAGGATGCTTGCGGTTTCGAGTTTTTCCATTGTCATAGTCTCCTTTGCTCTGCCCGCGGGTGAGCGGGCGAATTATGGGGTTTTAGCAAGCGCTTGGGATTTCATGCCGTGAGCAGCATCGCCCCCCCCCCGAACCGGAAGGCCTCGGCTAAAGTTTCGCGGAGGCAGATCATATTTTCGACCGATATACCGGGATCCGGAAGCGTGTCTGCAAAGGTCAGCCTCTCGGTCCCGGGAATCGGGGAATCAAAGCTGAAGGCCTCATGGCGTTCCCGAAGCCTGGCTGATTTCCGGAAGTTCCCGACGTTCGTCCGCATGCAGGCCCACGCGATCGTGGTGAATTTGTACTTTTCGCGCAGGTCCGGGCGGGCAAACCACTTTTTGATGGCGCGGAGGTATCCGAGCGCGACGATGTCGTAATATTCGCCCGGGAGCAGCTGGCACATGCTCAGGTAGTGGAAAACCAGGCTGTGATGATCCGCTGCGAACTGGGCCTCGTCGGCCGTCAGCGGTTCCATGTCGTAATCACTCCTTTTGGTTGATTTTCTGTTCGTCGGAACGGAAAGCGTTTTATCCGGCGAGTTTGTCGATTTCCTTAAAAATTCCCGCGAGCTCCGACAGCCCTCTGTATTTCGCCTTGAATGAATTAAGCTCTGCCAATGCGTTTTCAAGAAGCTGCTCCCTTGTGCCTTCATCCTCCATCGCGCGAGCGACCGAGATATATTCCGGTTTGCTGTCCCGGGTGACGCTCACGATGGCGCGGGTCGTTATCGTGCTGTCGTTCCTTCCAGCCTGCACAACCACGAGGCTCCGGATGATTTGTCCAGCCTGATATTCGCGGTACAGCTCCGCCGCCGCATTATCATCCCACTCGAACGCGGCGTGAAGCAGGGAGCCCTCCGGGCGCGCCTCGCCGACGATCGTCTTCTGACTGATTTTCCCGTCGCGCTTTTCGACAGATTCGAGGTATTCGCCGACGCTTTGAGCGGATATGCCGGAAACTCCGTACTTCCATTTGTAAACCATGCCTTCATCTCCTTTCGTCCTGCCATACCCAGCCGTCCGATCAAGCCCCGCGCCGCCTTGCCCTAACGTGCCTACCACGCCTGCCGTTCCAAATCGTGCCCGGCCTTGCCACAGCAATCCTCGTCCGACCAAACTGCGCCTTACCTTGCCTGCCCGGCCATGCCCTATCCGGCCCCGACTTGCTACACCGTGCCATGCCTGCCACGCCCCGACGTGCCATGTCACACCTTGCCGTACCGGGCCTTGCCTGCCGTGCTCAGCCAAAACTTGCCGGGCCCTGCCGAACCAAGCGGCACCAGACCATACCTGCCGCAATTATCCGACGTGGAACATCCCGTTGTTGCCGCCCTTCTCGGGCCTCCATTCGCCGATGCCGCAGGCGAAGCCGCCGAGGTTAAAAAGGTTGATGATCTGCTCCATGCTGTAAGCGGAGGCGTTATATGTAACCGGAAGCGTGGTCTTCCAACTCTCAAACTCTCCGCGGTAGCGGATGTCGGCGCTTCCCATTCCGACACGCACCATGTCTTCACGCATGCACGGCGTGCCGATGATCTCAACCATATCCGGCATGATATGGAAGGCGCCGTTTGACGAGACCTTATCCTTCATCACGCCCGCGCGGTATCCAGCCGATACTGCCGCAGCCTTAAAGGCCGTCGACGGGAAACCGAATTTCGCTCCCGCCTTGATGGCCGCATCGAATGCCTCCTCGGTGTACTCGGTGGGCTGTCCCGAAGTCCAGTACAGGCTTTCGATAAAGTCCTCAACCGGGTTTTTGACGTCGTGGCCTTTGGCCTTCGGCTTTTTCATTTCCTTGTCGAGAATCATCTGTTTAGCCTTCTGAGACCATTTATGAACGATGAGGGGCGTATCGCCGATGATGGTAAGGTCGAATCTTTTGAGGTTAATGGCCGGGATCACAACCGGCGCTTCTTTTTTGGAAATCATTTGACTGCTCCGTTTCTCCGCGATATAATAGCGGTAAGGTTATTTGGTTTCAGCCGTCCCCCTGCTCCTACAGGTGGGCGGCTATTTTTGTGCATAGCGGCGCCGGTGCTCACAAATGCGCCGCCAGATGATTCGGGCATTAGCCCGGCGAATCTTAGCCGTGAGCCGGTAGATGCCATAAATCAGGCTTCCAGCAATCGTAGCAGACCCGCCGATAATGATAAAATAGATCAGGACGTCAATCAGAGGCTCCATGCGACCCTCTCCCTTCCGGGTCTAATCGTTCCAGCTCATCGGCAGCCAGTTGCATTAGCGCGCAGCCATTTTCACGGCAGTTATGCTCATGGCCGCAACCGTAGCATCCCGGCCCGTGCGTCCGGAGCGCATGGATAAGTCTTTCGGTTTTGCTGCTCTGCTGGGTGACGGCCGGCGCCGGCTTTTCGCCCTTTGCCGCCGCAACCTTTGCGCGTGTAATTCCGAGCTGGCTGCGCTTCGCGTAGACATCGACGAGCTCCACGTGAAGGGCATCGGCAATTTCCTTGTTGGACTTGCCGGCGAACGCCAGATCGTGGAGCTGCTGGGTCTTTTCTTCTGACCATTTCATGACTTTTCCTCCTTTTGCTGTTTCAGGTTTTCACGAGCAGGTCGTCATACTTGCCGCCGGGGTTGCTTTGGATGTCCTTGATCAGTTCGGCGAGCGGCAGGCCGAAGAGGATCCTTGAGGCAAGGTCAGGCGTGAGCGGCTTTGCGTCGCCCCGGATAATAACTTCCCCGCGGGGCTCTGCTTTCTTCATTGATCCTCCCTTCTTCCGCGTGTCCGCTGCCCGATGTCGATGCCGGCGATGTAGTCCACCGAAACGCCGAATATCTCAGCAATTTTTCTCGCTTCGCTTAGGGTAAACTCGCGCCTTTCGTTGAGCTTCAGTCCGAACGAAGTCTCCGACATGCCGAGTGCGGCCGCCATATCAGCGTTTGTTTTTTGATGGCGCGCCATCTCTGCTTTTACGTTTGTAAGCACATTCAGTAGCCTCCTCTGCTATCTTTTGATAGTATTATACTAACAAAAGATAGCTTTGTCAATAGACTATTGCATTTTTTAGTAACTTATGTTAGTATGGAACAAACAAGCGATGAGAGGGATTAATATGAATGATTTTAAATCCATATTGGCGCGCTTATTAGAGGATAAGGATTTGACGCAGGCTGACCTTTGCAGGAAAACCGGGATCCCGACGTCTTTAATGTCAAATTATATGAAAGGCTCAAAAAGCCCAGCCCTGTCAAATGCTATCTTAATAGCTGAGGCGCTAAACGTATCCCTCGATATTCTTTCCGGTAAAGCAGAGTACGTGCCCTTTGAATTTCCTGCCCATGCAAAAGCAAGCGAGGGGAGAGACATCCTTATGGATTCGCTGATAAAGAATTACGATGCCCTGAATCCTGACGGAAAACGCGAAATGGTAAGGTATTCAAAGTATTTGACTTCGTGCGGTGAGTATGCCGCAATCAGAGAGGATGCCGAATAATTACTTTAGACAAATATAGACAGAAAAATCGGTAAAAAAATGGACCGCCTGCCGGTGCGAACGGCAAACGGTCTATACTTGGGAAACCTTTTGACAAAATCCCCCAAAAAATAATTATAGCGCTTTCCGCTGAGGAAACAAAGGGGATGATTCATTTATGAAATTCGGCAAGTGGGATTCTTCCGCAGATTCAGGCGGGGAACAGCAAAAGAGGCTTCAGCGCGCCAAAACAGCGGAGCTCACGCCGGTTTCTCTCGATCGGGAGAGCCGGAGCGGCATTTTTATCGGGAACTGGGGAGAATACGAAACTACCTTGCAGGGCTGCACCTGCATGGACTTTAGCCGGCGGAAGCTCCCATGTAAGCACATGTATCGGCTGGCGATAGAACTCGGTCTTATAAATGAGGAGGCGGTCTCCGATCCATCAAAAATTATCTTGCCAAACTCAAGGCGGCTTGCGGTTCCAGAGGCTATTGGAATTATTGAAAAGCTCTCAGACGCGGCCCAGCGGGCGATGAAAGACTTCTTGTATGAAAATTTGTACCACACCCATGGGAATGTCGGGATGGAGGCAAATGATGCAACTGCGGAGCTCGTCAATTCTGGCCTATTGCAGATTGTGCGAGACAAGGATGCGCTTCTCCGCCACTATTCCAGAAACGAACTGAACGCCCTTATCACTCCGCTCGGCGTAAATGGATTTAAGAGAAATATGAAATATGAGGATTTAATTCATTGGTGCTTTGAAAACATCAGCGACGAAATAAATGTGATCTGCGCCGGAGCCGTCGCGCTCGCGCCGTCGCCGATCTTCTCAAAGTGCCGACAGAAAACATATTCATATCTGGTACAAAAATTTGATCATGAAACGGAAGGGTGAACGATGGGACTGCGTTTCAGGAGAAGCATCAACCTCGGCCACGGAGTAAGGATCAATGTCAGCAAAAGCGGGGTAGGGCTGAGCGCTGGCGCGAAGGGTGCCCGTGTCAGCGTGGGGCCACGCGGCGTGAGGAAGTCTGTGGGTATCCCCGGCACTGGAATCTATTATTCCACGCAAAAATCCTTAAAGCAGGGGCAGACGCACTCTATGAAAGATGGGTCTGTGGCTGCTTCAGCGGCTGCTGAAGCAAAACGAGCCGATCGGGAAGCTCGAATAGACGCTGATGTCAAGCTGGCGGACGATCTCAGTAAAATAAAGCTCGGTCCGTGGTATAAATTGGCCCCGTGCGCTGTGTCGGCGCTTTTCATCATCCCGCCGCTTGGAATTGTTCTGATGTGGGCATTCTCGAAATGGAGCGCCTCAAAGAAGATACTTATTTCGATTCCGGCAGCGGTTTGGACATTTATCTGGGGCGTCGTGGCTTGGTTCTGCTCCCCATACATGGAAATCCTTCTTGCCGTGCTCTATGCAGCCGTGGTTTGCTTACAAATCCGCAAAATCAAACTGAAACTCTATCATTCGATGTGCGATCCCCATCCGGAAGGATGAAAATAAAAAGCCGTGGACTCCGTCTTGTACACGGAATTCACGGCCACCATCAGCCGGGCTGACAGTGAGGTAAAAGACCATTTTCTATTCTACTGCCGCAGCCCGTAAAAATCAAGGAGGCCGCGGCTTTGGATGCGATTATTTTGAAGGCGGCAGAATACGGCCGCTACAGCACCGATAAGCAGACGGAAAACAGCATCGCTTATCAATTTAACAAAATTCGCGAATACTGCAAGGAAAACGGCATCGAGATCGTCGCGAGCTTTAGCGACGAGGCCCAGTCCGGCACGAATACTGACCGGAAGGGCTTTGTCGATATGGTGGCGGCCGCCGCGCGGCACGAGTTCGACGCTGTCGTTATTTATGATATTTCGCGCGGATCCCGCGATGTCGGTGACTGGTTCGCATTTCGGAAACAGATGATGCGCCTTGGGATTAAGGTGATTTCGGCCACTCAGAAGCTGGGCGATATTACGAATCCGAACGACTTCTTGGTGGAGCTCATCACGGCCGGCCTCGGGGAGCATCAGGTCCTCGACACTCGACAAAAGTCCATAGCGGGGACTGCCGAACGCGCGAAGAAGGGGATTTTCTGCGGGGGCGTCCCGCCTCTGGGGTACGATATTATAAACGGGTCGTATGTCGTCAAGGAATCCGAGGCTAAAATTGTCCGCATCATCTTCCGGGAGTACGCTGCCGGCGCGAGCTATAATGCCATCATCGAGAAACTGCACGGCATGCCCGGGAAGTTTGGCCGGCCGCTCGGTAAAAACAGCCTGTGCGACATTCTCCAAAACGATCGGTATATAGGCATCTATACTTGGAACAAGCGCATCATGCGCGTGATGCGGAAATGGGCAGGCGGGAAGCCGAATCCGAACGTGATCCGGATCGAGGGGGTCATTCCGCCGATCATCGACAAGGAAACGTGGGAGAGGGTGCAGGAAAGGATGTCACGGCACGATCGCAAGGCTGCCAATAAGGCGCGGAGGGAGTACCTGCTTTCCGGCCTGATCGAGTGTTCCGCGTGCGGGGCCGCCTATGTTGGGCATTTTAGCAGCAATCGCCGCAAGGACGGCACCTTCCGGGAGACCCGGTATTATGTCTGCGGGGATAAGTATCGGACGCGGACCTGCGAGGCCCGGAATATTAACGCTGATTACATTGAGACCTTCGTCGTCCAGCAGCTGAAGGCTTACCTGCTCGATTCGGATTTTGAGGAGGTCGCGGAGCGGATCGCAGAGGCCGTGAATTCCGCCGCTCCCGACTGCTCGAAGGAAAAGGCCGAGCTCGCGGAAGTCGAGAAAAAAATCTCAAACGGCGTCAAGGCCGTTCTGGCCGGGATGGACGTCGCCGAGCTCAAGGTAGAGATCGACCGGCTGCGCGCCCGGAAAGGCGAATTAGAGGATATCATCTGCCACAAGGAAAATAACGGTCAGAAGGTGGACCCTGCCCGCATCGTCGCGCGTTTCCGTCGGGCTCTCGAGGCCTGGGACAGCGATCTAAAGCGCATCGTACAGGAGTTCGTCACGAAAATATACGCCAATCCGGACGGCAGTTTCAGCGTCCAGATCGGCGTACATATTGAT